ATTGTCTTTTATCACGCCCAATATCTTAGCTATGTGATCGAATTTTCGTGGGATGACACCGTAGAGCGCCTCGAGCATCCGGTCGTATCTATCCAAGAACCAGTTATACTGCCTGTCTCGGAAATCCGTGCGGAGTGTTGCTAGGATATTCGTGGAATTCTCGTGCATAAGGCGTAAGTGTTCCTGGCTGTGTTTTGGAAAACCGCCCATCAATCCGGAAACAAGACCGGAGACTGCACCGGATATAACGCCTTGTGCAATGCCACCAGGAGAAAATCCTTTAACAGTATCAACAATTCCTTTTCCTAGATTCTTGACAGAATCAACAACCGTGCCGAATCCTTTAGTTGCAGAACCGACAAGATTGCCGATAAAATCAAACGTCCATTTACTTATCATTTGTGCTATTACGTCAAAAAACTGGTTCTTCATGGTATCCCATATCGATGCCAGGGCGTCTTTAAAACTTTTTGAACCAGAGAGCATAGCGCCAAGCTCCATTGTCCAGGCGTCTCTGATTCTCTCTGACATCTCAACCCATTTATTTTTAACCTCGATTGCCTTTGTTTTTGTTTTGACCGTAAAATCAGAAGTCCTTGTCGTCATCTCGCCCACAGCCTGAGCATAGACATCGCCCATATCTCTTGCAGCAGGGATCGTTGTTGTTGTAATTGTCGTTGTGAGTTCCTCGATTTCACGCTTTGCCGTATTCGTCGAATTAACATAATCCTCAAGCGTCAGCTTGCCAGCATCATACGCTTTTTTTAGCTGACCTAGATATGTCGTAAGCTCCTTTACTCTCGTTTCTTTTTGCTGGATTGTCTTGACGCCTATATTTTTCAGATAATCAACCCAGGTTTTTGTCTCCTCTTTCGTCTCTTTTAGTTCATCAAGATAGCCCTGGAATCGTCCAGTCAAATCCGCCATTGATGCGCCAAGATTGTCGGTCGCTCCTTTCTGTTTTTTGTATTCCTCGGCAGATTCTTTTGCAACGTCTCTTAGTTTTTCCTGCCATTCAACACCGTGCTTTCCCTCTCTGACAGCTTTCATCATGGCGCCGGCGTTCAGTTTATACTGGTTTGTCAGCTTTACAAATTCTCTCTCTGTCACACCGGCAGCATCAGCAGCTTTTTTGAGCTTTGCAAAGACTCGATCTGTTACGTCGGCTTCTCTTCTGGACGCCTCGATCAGCGCATCTTTGGCTTTCTTAACTTTCATGTAGCCGATAACAAGCGCTGCTAATGCGGAAGTCAAGAGCACGACTGGCCCTGCTGCTGCGATAGTCGCCAGCTTGAATGCCTTCATTCTAACAATCGCAAGCTTAAGGGATTTCCTCATATCACCGATTCCTGTTACAATTTTAGGAATGATCATTACAAACGGCCCTAGCGCTAACATCAAGGCTCCTACACCAGCGGTAATTTTAACAATCGTTTCAGCTAATTTAGGATTTTCTTTCACCCAGTCTGTTATTCTGTTAACAACATCTCCGATGCCTACAACAAGTTTTCCCAAGATGGGAGCAAGCTTATCTCCCAGCCTCTGAGATAAAACAATGGTCATTTGTTTCAAACGAGCCATATCAAATCCGGTTTTGTTTATGCCCTGAGTCATGGCTTCAAAAGCAACTTCCATTGCTCCCACAGATTTACTCATCTTGCCTAATTTCTGGTCGAATACTTCAGCCTGTCCGCCCGATAATGCAAATACTGCTGGTAGAGCACGGATATTTGGAAACAGTTTTCCGACACTTTCTGTTGTTCCGTCTGTTGTTTCTATGACAGCCCGTAACGCCCCAACCATTCCGAGTTCTTGAATAATAGCCTCAGAATTAGCAAAGCCAAGAGATTTTATCGCCTTCGTCATGTCTTCTGTTGGCTTCATCATTCCGGTCAATATTCCCTTTAACTGGGTCGTGACGATTGATGCGTCTCCAGTGACCCCGGTGAGGGTTGCAAAGGATGCGAATAATTCTTCTTGACTTACGTTTAATTTTGCTGCTATCGGGATCACCATCCCCATGCTTTGTGCCAACTCCGGAAAAGTCGTCTGACCAAGTTTGACTGTCATAAAAGCCAGGTCTGCTGTTTTTGAGGTCATTTCTGCGGATACCCTACCGTATCCTTTCATAACTGCGGAAGTAAGATTAATTGCATCTGTTGTCGTTGCCATTCCTGCTGCTGCTGCGCGAACGTTAATTTCCAGAATTTTTGCCGTATCTGCACTATCCCCAAAAGCCGATATTACTTGGTAAAGACCGCCTGCAATATCGCTCGTACTTTTTCCTGTTTGGATAGCAAGTTCTTGAACAGCTGTCTTTAGCTCGTTTAGTCGCCTGGTTGATCCTGGTATTAAGGTTGCAACGTTCGCCATTTCGGAATTAAATTTAATGGCCGATTTTGTCATCTTCCACATTGCTCCAACAATAGCAGCACCTGCAACCGTCATAGCCATCCCGACTTTCTTGAATTTCGCAGCAGTCTTATCCGACATGCCCTGCATACGTTTCTGATCTTTCTCGACCGATTTAACGGCTTGTGTCCAGCCAGACTTATCCAGCGTCAATTTTGAGACTATTGCACCGACTTTAAAGGCCATTATTTCACTCCTCCAGGCTTATCCAGAGATTTGAGGCCCCACTTGATCTGCATCAGCTCTTGTGATACATCTTCTGCCTTCCCGTGCATGGCCAGCCTGTACTCAACCAGCCTGTTCTGCTTTTTGCTCAATCTCAATTTCTCCGCCTGGGTGTACCAGAATTCTAAGTCTCTCAAGTCCAGAGATTCGAAATCGCTGTAACGGAAGAGTCCTGGAAACTCAGAGCAAATAATCGCTAGCTTGAGTCTCCAGGACTTTCCGAATTTGGGCCTTTTTCTGTCTGCGCTTCGACTTTTTCAGCGTCCGTTATTGCATTTAGAACCATTGCGTTTATGTCGCGCACTTCAGGAGCATCCAGCTTGTGGAGAATTTTAACCGGTATTCCGAACGCAAAATTAGCCTGCTGGTATGGCGAATCAAGATCGCCCTCTATCGCGGCTTGCTCGTAAGACAGGAATTTCTCAAGAAAATCTTTGGTTATTTTCTTGCAGACATAGACCTTGTCATCGATTTCGATCTCAAGCGGCTTATAGATACTTTTTGCTGTCTTGAATTTTGCTCTCATTGCGACCCCTTAGTTAACACCGATTGTCCCGAATTCTCCGACCTGGCCGCTCTCAAGGCTGACGAATACTTTGAAGACGACATTGAAAACCCTCTGTGTCGACCTGTCATACGTCAGCTCGATCGCGCGGTAAGGGAAGCAGTGATAGAGATGTATCCAGCCTGACTTGTCGTTGCTTGGCACGCCGTCGCACATCCGCTTGATGACAATCGCTTTTGCCCTGTCCCTGACATTGCAGCCAGCCTTGTTCTTGATCGTAATCTCATTTCCGGAAATCGGCCCGTCGATTGCAACTTTGAGCTGATCAAGAGACGATCGTGCCATCGGACACGTAAGCTCTATCACCGTTCCGCCTTTCACGGAATCGACGGATGCGTCACCGTGCGCCTCTTCCTGCACATCATTCATCGTCTCTGTAATCGATAGTGTAACAGCGCCGTAGAAAGGACTAAGCGTTAGAGGCCCGCTCTCGCCGTAACCCCAGACAATCTCAGCAGACGATATGTCGCCCATAGGTAGTTCTTGACCCATTTTATACCTCCATTTATTTTAGAAGCTCAACTACGGAGCCTCCTTGAATAGCCAGACATAGTTTGTTGAAAATTCAAACCTGCCTTTCTCATCCTGCCCGATATAGGCAGGAGCGGCTATTGCGTCTATTATTTCATTTTTATAATTCGCGCCGCTCTCAATCGGCAGCGCATCACAGCACTTGCCGTGGATTGCGCGGAAAATCGCATAAGCGTCATCGCGCGCCTCGTGATAATCATAGCCCCTTGTCAACATCTGTACATGAAGATCGACGCGATCCGGCAGATCCGGATGCACCTCTCCGCCGGCCTGCTCCAACACAACGGCAACTCTGTCAGGCGCATCCTGCGGACGCCAACCAATGAGGAGTGTATCGCCCAGCACAAAAGCACCGCCTGTCATCAACTCAATACAGTTCCCGACCTCAACCAGCATCAGCTCATTCGGCGCGGCGCTCATTTCAAGAGCCTCCTGAGATGTTTGATTGCGATCTCTATGTAGTTTTCCTTATATTGCATCATTTTCGTTTCCAGGAATTTCGGCCCTGATCCCGGAAGATTGTAAGACGACTGCGCGCCCTTTTCCTTTTCATGCTGGTATGCCGCATAAATAATATTATAACCCTGTTCTGAGTATATCTCATTTTTCGTCTCTTTCACGTTCACGATTTTCGCACCTCGCAGATCACCTTTTAGAAACGGAGTCTTTGGCTCTTTCTTGTCCGCGTCGTGCAACATCTCAGATGCCGCCTTGAACAGCCCTAGTTTTATCTCTTCCGGTGCGGATTTTTCCAGCAGCTTTTTCAGGTCCTTATTAAAGACCTTAAAATCCATCGTAAAAGGTTTGCTACTCATGTTATAAATACCTCCTGGTGATCTACGCTAAAATCTTTTGCCTCAACCATATTTATCACACTGTGCCGCACATCGTCAATTTTGATATAGTCTTTATGCGTGATTTTTCGCGGATGATTAATATATATCGTTGCAGACGATACCGTCTCCTCTCCTGCGATGTCTCTCACAAGCCTTGTTTTCCAATCGATATAGCCTTTGGTTTTGACGGATTTGTATGTCAGTTGGTTATACTTGTTTCGTCCGGAATAAAAAAGAATTTCCAGATCGTCTATCTCGTAAACTTCTAACATCGTAAATGCCATTTTAACCTCTCAGCGATATCGCCTCTTCCGATGTCGGGAAAATACTATGTTCGCAATTCGGATGCCAGGGCGGATAGTCCGAAAGCACTTCATAGCCAGGAGTCTTCCCGAAAAGGCTGTAAACATTTCCCTCATAATCAAGGCAGATATCATCGAATTGCGTGTTGTGATCTGACACCTCAACCAGATCATTATCGTATTGTTTTGCAAGATTAACGGTTGCCTGTGACTGCACCTTCCGGAGCCTTGTCCGGCCTACAAGCTCGGCATATTTTTTAAGATTATAATTGCGTCCGTTAATATTGATGAAATCGCCATCGCCCATGATCTTTGCAAAATGCGATAGCACAGCCTTTTTTGCCGCCGTCCTTGTCTCACCGGCAGCTATCATCTCGTCCATGAGACTTGATATCACAGCTTCATCCCGCATATCCCATGCCTGGAATTGCCCCATCTTTTCAGACGCTGCACGTACCATGAAAAGCAGCGCATTGACATTCTCGATTATCGAATCATTGGCTTTTACAAGTATATCAAAAGTGTCGTCCCTGTATGTATCGATTGTTTTTTTATGGATGTTTTTGTCAAACTCCGGATTAGGCTTGAATCCTAAAACCTGCATCCTGACTGTACCTATTTTTATTGCCTCCTTGTAAGCATCGCGCAGGGCTTTCCTTGTCCAGCCGGAGGCAAAAACATTGAGCTTGTTGACAAGCGCTTCGACTTTCCGCCTGACACGCATCGCCCCGGCTTCGGAATAGCCATCAGACAGCAGTCCCATAACAACGGATTTAATCTGCTTTGAAATCTTGTCATAGAATTTCGTTATCAAGGACAGGTCTTTTCTCTCCGGTATAAGCCCGACGGATCGCTTTGCCATTATGTCCCCTCGTCCTCACCACAAGTCACAACATCTGTTTCGTCAACGCATTCGTCTTCATCCCTGTCAATATCTGCAATCATGAAATGTTTGGCTTTTATCCACGGCTTAAGAAGCGCAAGCACGAACGGAGGGATCGGCAGGCTCATCAGCATATCCGCATAATAATCCTCTTTGATGATCCCTGCTTTTATGACAGCCTGCGCCTGGATGCCTTTCCGCCTATCCTCATCTCTCAAGTGACAACAGAGATAATAAGCCATCTCACACTGTGCTTTTGTCAGGATAACAAGCTCGGATGCGCTTGCCTCGGCGTATGTCGGCAGGCTGAAACGCGGATCGTAATAGAGCCTGTTGTATGCGTTTAGAAGTACCTTCGCCTGGAGCAACGAACCGGCAGACTCAGCGCCTATCACATCCCAGCAGTCGGTTCTAAGTCTTTCCGTATCAAAATATGTCTGTGCCGCCGCCTGGTTTACGAGCCATCCTATAGCCATCTTATCCCCCTTTCCTCCAGAGCATTGTTATCCATTTCTCCTTAAAAGTTATTGATGGATATTTCAGTGCTCGCATCGCCTTTATGATTTTATCATATTTTGCACGCTCGGCATTGTCAAGAATTAGATACCCGCCGGCCTTTAGATTGCGCAAAATACTCATCGCTGTTTTTACCCTGCCTCGCCCGTCAATAAGAATCACATCAAACAATCCTTCGACAGCAAGCCCTTTTTTCGGATACTCCGGATCATGCCTGAGATCAACGTTTTCAATCCCATGGTATTCAAGCGTCTCTTTCACATTGTCATACCAGGATTTATCATGTTCAAACGAGAGAACGTGTTTTACCCTCTTGGCAAACCAGACAGTTGAAGCACCGGCGCCAGCCTCTAAAACACTGGAATCAGAAGTCAAGACCGCATCCAGGAATATCACAGAATCCGGAACGAGCCATGGTTTGCTTTTTTCTATTATCAATTCATCTTCCTAAATACGGAATTTTCACATATTTTTTGCTTTTCCCAGAGAAAACAACGCCCTGAGAGGCGATTTAAGCGACGTTTATTTTCCAGGTATAATTTTGTATTACATAAACATAAACTTTCTTTTATTTCGCTTTTTATAAACATGTTATTTCTTTTGTTTTCAATAACTTAGCTATTTTTCGCATTTTTTAGTCATATTCTTCAAGTTATTAATTTGTAAGTTATTAATAATAAACAAGTTATGTTTACAAAAAAACATAAAAAGTGAGCGATTAGAATCAATTCATCTCCTTCCACATGACCATATTTGATCCTCTTGGCTTATCTTTTCTTATGCAGTCGATTTTGTAACCGAATTTTTCAAAGTCTTTCTCTTTTAGATAACTGCGATGCCTCTCGTATGGATTCCCGTCAACCTCTTTTTGCACATACCGCCCGATAGGAGCTGCCATGATCACGTAATGCGCCGCCAGAGATTCAAGCCTCCCGATAAGTTTTGGCAGCTTTTTTCTCTCCACATGCTCCGGCCCGTGCCAGAACATGACAACGTCATAGCTGTCAAGCATCCCTTCTATGCCATTATTCATGATATCCGCATGGATGATGTTCCTGAAAATCCCGTATTTCTCATTTAGCTCAATCAGCTCTTCAACATTTGGTTCCCAAATCTCTAAAACATCGATCTTGTAATTCCAGCCATAAAACAAATCAATCATCTCAAGCCTGTCTTTGTTGGCCCCGATATACAGCAGCGTCTCATAATTTTTAAGTCCCTTGATATTCCTGGTTATCTGCTTTTTCCTCCTCTTCGCCCGCGTCCGCCAGTAAGTCCAAAAGTCCGCCATCAGTCATCTCCTCCAGGCACTTGCTCTGGCCGTATCCCATAGTCTTTAAGGATGCCGACAATCTTGCCTCTATCGGTTATGAAATTA